CGACTTTATCTATAAAATAAAGGACTTGGGTATAAACCTAAACGACGACTTTATAGCGGACAGCGCTAATCCCCAAGCGATAGAGGAGTTGAGACGGAACAATATAAATTGTAAGCCGGTAAAGAAGAACTCTATACTACACGGGATAGACCTATTAAAAAGAAATAACTTATACGTTCATACGGGGTCTAAAAACCTATTAAACGAGTTTCAATCGTACGTATGGAAGACCGATAAAAACGGAAACAATTTAGACGACCCCCTTGATAAAGACAATCACCTAATCGACGGGATTAGATACGTTTGTGAAATGAAGATAGGACGTAATACGGGGGTCTATGTATTATAAAACGATTATTAAAAAATTATATTTATTATTATATGGATAAGACCTTTGTTCAACATAACGGAAAAAAATACCCTATTAAAGAACTAACTATAGAAACGTGGGGTAATATTATGAAGTATAAAAACATTTTAGACGAAATGGACTTATACATTAAAACTATATCCGAGATGACGGGACTAACCCCCGAAGAAATAAAAGAATCCGAAGCCGAGGATATATTAGAAACGGGGGAACAACTCTATAGATACATAACTAGAGAGTCCAAAGAAGTAGTTTATAACTTTATCCACGACGGAGTAAATTACGAACTATGTGATTTTTCTAAAATGTCCTTCGGTCAGTTCGTAGATATTGATACGTATATGTCTAAAGACGAAGCCTATAGAATATCTAACTTGAACGAACTGGCTTCATATTTATTTACCGAGAAGGGTACTAGATACGGGGTCGCGGACTTTAGAGAAAAAACCGAATCGTTCAAGACGTTGCCATTCAAGATTATCGAAGGAGCCGTTTTTTTTTTATGGACTTTAGAAAAGGGATTACACGGACTTTTTCTAGTTTATTCAGAGAGCAAGTGGCTGTGGAGGGTGATGAAGATAAAAATAATTTTTCTCAATTTTGGGGATACTATATCTGGATTGCTCAACTCGCGGAAAACAAGATTTGGAAAATTGATAGTATTACTTCTCAGCCCCTTATTCTTTGCCTCAATCACCTTTCGTTCCTTGCTGACTTACATTCGGAACAAGATAAAGCGATGAAACAAAAATTAAAAAAATGACACAGACGACGAACGCGTTAAACCTCAAGAATATAGTAGATGACTTTAGGTTATTAGCCGATAGACATAAGCAAATAAACTCCTACGGATTCGGTGATTTAGATGAATTCACTTATCAAGTAGATAGGAGGGATAAAGAAGACAACAGGTCAGACCAAGCCCCCTATTATCCGTATCTATACGTAATACCGGCGAACGTTATTCAGGAGTTCGGGTTTATGACCTACGAGTTTAATTTGATTATATCGGATATTATGAAAAGGGATATGGATAATATGACCGATATTTTATCCGATACTCTACAGATGATGAACGACGTTATATCTATGTTTCGTTTATCTTATACGCAGGCTCACGGAAACTATAACGAGTTTTATTTTGTAGATGACGCTATAACTATGGTGCCGTTTATAGAACAATACGAGGACTTATTATGTGGGTATTCGGCGACTATAAGAATTAAAACTAAAACTTACCTTGATAGATGTGCTGCGGCGTTTAACGACTTTCCTATAGAAACTCCTTGTATATCCCCGAGTCCTACTCCGTCTATTACTCCTACTAATACCGAGACCCCGACTAACACTCCTACTAACACTCCCACTAATACGGAAACTCCAACAACAACTCCAACAACAACTCCAACAATTACTCCTACGGAAACCCCTACTAGTACCCCGACCGAAACCCCTACTCAAACTCCTACAAATACCCCTACTAATACTTCGACTCCCACCCCTACTCCAACTTGCGGAACATTCACTACTCAATATATGGAGAGTGAGATACAAGGTAATAAAGATATAAGATTCACTCTATTTGATAACCCGAACTTTACGGGTAATGCTAATGCTGTTTGTGATTATACTATAACAGGAACTTATAATATAGATGGGGGAGCAATCAATCAACCTTATACTACGATTATGGCTAATAACGACCATAATCATACTTACGACACGGGATTTAATATAACAGGGTTTAGTATTACTTCCGTAGTACCAGTTTGTCCTTGTGTTAATATTATATTTAATCAAATTACCCCTACTCCTACGACTACTAGTACTCCTACTCCTACTCCGACTTCAGCAATAACTTACTCGAGTATAAGTTTATGTACTACTGACGGAGTTGATGGGTTCGCTTCTATAAACGATATTTGCTCGGGGACTTGTACTCCTCGTGTAGTGTATGTTTCTCAATCGGGTATAACGACCTTCCAAGAAGCCGCGATTACTTACGGATTACCGATATACACGAGTACCGACTTTATACCGGCGAACTTATACGATGGTAATTCTTTATGGTTTGGTTCAACTGACAAATCTGAAATATTCCAAGTTGATAATGACGGCGAAATGTCCCTATTCGGAACGTGTCCTTAAATTAAATAATTTATGTGGGAGGGAACAGAAGAAGAACTACAAGAATTAGGTGAGATATTCGTAGAACACTACCAACAAATCCTAACTCAAAAAATATATCCGTTCGGTAATCCGAATATTAGAGGTATGGGTAATAAGTACGCTACGGGGGCTTTGTATAATAGTTTATCGGCTAAAGTCCAAAATACTAGTAGAGGATTACAACTTGAGATTACCTATTTAGATTACTATAAGAACGTCAATTTTGGACGAAGACCGGGAGGAAAAAAAGTACCTATTAGTGCTTTAATGGATTGGATTAAAGTTAGGGGTATAAGAAGAAGGGACGCTAGAGGGAGGTTCGCAGCGGGAGGTATTGAAGGTCTAGCCTTCGCAATCCAAACGAATATTCATAAGTTCGGTATTCGTAAGGCTAATTTGTTCGACAAAGCCTACACTTCTTTAGAAGACGCTTTTGAGAGACCGCCGGCGTTTCTACAACAACAATTTACTCAATTATACGACGCAATCGGTCAAGACGTAGAAAACTTTATAATAAATACATTTGAAAAATATACCCCATCGAAATGAGTTTTAATCTAACCATATTACAGGCTCCCCTCTCAATCACCGAGACCCACTCCGACCATACGTGGAACGTAGCATTAAATAGTTATTCGGCTTATACCGATATTAGATTAGTCGTGGACATCTATAAGAACCCGTATAAGAACGATCTAGGCCCAAACAATACAACGGGTCAAACTCAAGAGTTCGGTAAGATAGGGAGGTTATTAGTCCCCTCTAACGAGTTCGGTAATTGTATCTTCAACGTCGAATCTATTATCCGTAATATAGTTAAACCGAACCCCCGTAATATGTCGATGATTTATAATACTAGTACGGGATTTGCTACTTCAGACCCCTATGATGTACAAGCGACCAATTCATCTTTTATAAACGTAGATGTAGAAACCAACCAAGCGACAATCAATAACTTACCTATAAACTTTATAAGTTATTCTAATGGTTTTAACGGAGGGTATAGCGGATTCGAGAACATCTACCATATCAACGAATATCGTTTGATATTTGGGGTTCAATATACGTCGGGGGGAACTACTACTATTATTATAGATGAAACGAATTACGGGGTTTATAGTGGATTTACGGGACAAACTATTAGTCCCTCGAGCGCTAGTACTCAACCTTACGGAGTTATGGTATGGCCTGGCGTTCAAGATAATAAACGATACGGAGTTTCTAATAACCCTAATCTAAATTATTATTATTCGGGTATAAACTTGAACGGACAATATAACTTTTGGAATACTAAAGTTTATGACTACGCTATGAATACCGGTATAGTTCCTTTTAATATAGCCGGTAAGTTTATGGGTACGTTCGGGGAGGATACTAGACCGATGACGATATTAAACGGGTCGGTAATTCAGACCCGATATAGAAGTCATTACTATACTTGTCCTATTGTATTAGGATTTATGTATGGGGAAAACGAGTTATACAATAATTCTTCAGTTATAAACTCGGTAAGTATATTACAAAAAACCGATACTAACTCTCAATTAAACTACGACGTAATTTACTCTCAACCTATATCTTATACTCCTAATCCTACGGGTTATAATTCGTTTTTAGGTCAAAGAATAGCGTATGTAAATTGGAAACAAAGCCCTCTATTTAGAACGAATAGTGATGTAGCGATATACCTGTCTAGCGGAAACTGCGATACTAACTACGCAGGCGGAGTATCGGAAATAGTCCAATATAAAATGATGGACGAGGAATGTTTCAACGACCCT